ACTTTTCTTCGTAAGATTTTTAAATTCCATTTTCCAATCCTCCTTTTCATTAAATTCTCTCCGGCTGGCGAAAATAATCCTTGTCTCCTTCCCTGATTTCTAATTCCCATTCTTTTGCCCATTTTCTTAATCTAATACCCATATAAACCCCATCTACAAACCAGTTTTCTTCGTCCGGAACATTTTTATCCCCAAACGAAAGCCCATACCGGATACCGTCTAGTGTATCTCGCACACTTCCAAATACATCTTTGCCGTTTACAGCCAAAGCCAGTTTGGATTCGTAGTCATCACATTTAGAAAAATCCTGTTTCGCTTCCTCTAAGGATTTTCCCGTTAGCATCATGTGGTATATGGGCAATATGCCTATGTATCTAATAGTGGTATCTAAATATGGTTCCTCATAAAAGTCTCCATTATTTAAAAAACGGAAACCTTTGTAATAAGCAAAACCAATAAAGTCCTTTTCATTGAAGCTTAGCATTCTTTCCTCGTTGGTCATGTTTTCCACTCCTTATTAATAAAATATTGGTTTTTATTGATTTGTTATACGCCAAACCGTTCATTATCATTTAATTTAATTGTTTTAAATTGTAATTCGATCTTAAATTGTTCTAAACATGCTTCACAAGCAATATAGGGTTCGGCAATTGTTATTGTTTCATTTTTGACTATTATTTGTACTGGGATAAAATACTTATGTTTGCAGTATGGACATTTTTTGTGTATTCCTGTCATTCTAGTCTAGACCTCCTCTCACCCCGGCAGCTTTTCCCGCCTGCGGGTCGAACTGTGCAGCAGGGCGGGCTAGAAGCTAATTTTAGGTCTAGCTACCAGCGTAATAATTACATGTGGTCCGTTTTCAAACCCGTATATAAGGCCGTCTATTTCATCCGGCCCTAGATAGTCGGGGTTGAACCAGCCCCAACCTGACAAAAAATCGGGGATAGCTATAACCGGAGAATTCTCCTCTCTCCCCCAAAAACTGGTATGGGAATGCAGGAACGCCATAGCTTCGTAAAGATTTGTAAGCGCTGGCGCGAGATACTCCACTCCTGCTTTGTATCCGGTGTCAAAACCGTTTCCCTGGATGTCAATTCTTACATCCAGGGCGTCCCCGAAACGGACCTGGTCCTGTTCTCCTGTGCTACGGTTATATGCTACTATTGTGGACATGAAATTTATTTTTCCCATTTCTGTTCCTCCTTCTATCTCGGGATTAATTGTTCCGCCTTGTGAAACCAGTAACTGGATTCTATCTGGGTTGTCCTTCTGTCTATTACTGTGGAGGCATCTTCTTCTTTTTCTAAAATTTCTATTGCCATTTTATAACGGCTTATAACCTTATCAGCCCCTGCAGTGCTTTTTCCTTGCTCTGCAAGTCCGGTTTTTCTACTTTCGTAATAAGATATTTTTTCTTGCGCATTAGTTAATAATTTTGTCTTTATGTCTCCTGCCCACTTGACTTGCCTCTCTGTTCCCCGCATGCGAACCGCCCCTTTCCTTATCTTGATATAAGTATGCCATTATCAAGCTTGATTGTCAACCGCCAAAATCAAAAATCTTTTAAGCGCGCGAAACCGCATTAAATCTGGACACGCAGAGATTTGATAAAACTCTGTAAAAAAATAAAAGAAATGCGTGTTACGATAGAAGCATGAAATTTGTCCTGACGGACGGACTCCTCCTCAACTTAATACTTTTTTAAGGCGGCTCTCGGGGACGGGGCCGCTTTTGGTTTTCAGCGCATGAAGGTGGTGATTTCAGTGGCTAGGCCCAGCAAGTGGAACGAATTGGATATGCTGAGTAAGTTGGATTCCGTTGCTGGCTGGGCAAAGAACGGCAGCACCAACGAAGAAATAGCCAAGATGTTGGGAATCAGCTGCAAATTGTTCTACGAATGGCAGAACAAGTACAGTGAGTTCCGTGAGGCGATAAAAAAGGGCAAGGATATTTCCAACGGGGAATTGCTTAATTCAGCATTCACCCAGGCTACTGGATTCAGATTTACTGAGCAACAGGGCTTCAAGGTCAAGGACTATAAAACGGTTACGGACCCGCAGACTGGGCATAGCAAGTTAGTCCAGATTGAGAGAGTCGTGGTGGTTGAGGTCGAGAAATACTGCCCGCCCAATGCGACCATGAGCATATTTATGCTCAAGAACCGGTTGCCGGAGCAGTATAAAGATAAACGAGAGCACGATGTAAACGCTAATTTGACCTTTGAAGTAAAACCTGCGCCGCTACCCTTGGAAAGTGATACCGGATGATAACAGTTGATTTCTCTGGGCTGCCTGATGTCACAAACGACAAGTTCTATCCCTTGTATTTTGACCGGAACCGCTATTTGGTCCTAGTAGGAGGCGGCGGTTCCGGGAAAAGCGTATTTGCTGCATCAAAAATAATTTACCGGTGCATGACTGAACCCGGCCATAGGTTTATGGTAGTAAGAAAAGTAAAGGACACTCTCAGGGATTCAGTATTTGCAGAGTTGGTAAATGTAATCGAACGCTGGGGCATGCGGGAACTATGGCAGATACCAAAGGGAAGAAGCAGCGAGATATATTTAAAATGCTTAAACGGCAGTGAAATTCTTTTCTATGGCCTGGATGATGTGGAGAAAAGAAAGTCTATCCAGGGCATCACCGGCATCTGGGTTGAGGAAGCCTCTGAATTGGATCCTGGGGACTTTAGGCAGCTGAATATTCGTCTCCGGGGGCCGACAAAATACCCAAAACAAATGATTTTGTCGTTTAACCCGATATACAAAGGCCATTGGCTGGAAGAGGAGTTCTTAAGCCCGGACTGGTCTAGCAAAAAGCCGGATGCAACTACCCACCACAGCACTTATAAAGACAACCGCTTTCTTGACGAAGAGAACAAGGCAGTGCTGGAATCATTTAGGGAAAAAGACGAATATTATTACACTGTTTACTGTCTAGGCGAATGGGGGGTATTGGGTAAAACCATCTTCCCGGCCCGGATAGTATCGGAGCGAATAGCATACTTGAGAGACTACAAGCCCATCAAACAGGGCTTTTTTGCGTTTGAGTACGAGGCGGAAAAGATCACTGACGATAGCATTACATGGATAGACGACCCGGGCGGTTATATCAGTATATACGCAGAGCCAAAGCCGGGTTATCCGTATGTGATAGGTGGGGATACAGCCGGGGACGGCAGCGACAATTTCACCGGCCATGTGATTGACAATACCGCCGGCATCCAAGTGGCGGTCTTAAAGCATCAGTTTGACGAGGATTTATACACCCGGCAGATGTATTGCCTGGGCAAGCATTACAACACCGCGCTGGTCGGCATCGAGACCAACTTCAGCACCTTCCCGGTCAAAGAGATGACCCGGCTGGGATACTGGCATCAATACAACCGAGAGGTGCCGGATACCTACACCGGCCGGTTGGAAAAAAAATACGGATTCCAGACCAACAAATTGACCAGGCCACTTGTAATAGCCGGTCTGGTGCAGATAGTGCGGGAGCACCCGGGGCTGATATGGGACATCCCGACACTGGAAGAGATGCTGACCTTTGTGCGCAACGAAAAAGGCCGGGCAGAAGCGCAGGAAGGAGAACACGACGACCTTATCATGGGCCTGGCCATTACTCACTACATCAGGGATCAGGCGGCCATGCAGCCGGTCGAAGAGAAGCCCCAGCAGGCCAAGAAGCTTGCCGACAAGTTGGGCATTAACAAGCGGGAGGATGACTCATTTAAAACGTGGTAAAAGAGGCGATGAAGGCATGGGGATATTTGATAAGGCCAAAAAGGCGGTGAATCGGGCTGTGAACAAGGCAAAGAACAATAATAACGCGTGGGACATGAGTAGCAAGGAAGCCCGGGAACGCCAGGTCAAGCGTGATTATGAGTATGCCAAAATACAGCGCGCGATCACTACCGGGCGGTTTGTTGAGGCGGATAACTATTATAACAACCTGCACTATTCAGCGCGGCAGGTGGCTTTGCTGCAGGAAAAACACGGACTGACCTTTACCCCGCCGGTATTGCCCGACGCATACATTCAGGTGGAAAGTCAGATTGAGGCCGAAGTGCCCGACTTCGAGTTTAAGGGCCGGGATGATGATCTGGACTCCCGCAAGGCCAAGGTGCGGGCCGATATAGTGTGGTACGTGTGTTATAACAACCACCTGGATGATCTTAACCCTGACAATGAGCGCAATATTGGCAAACTGGGCAATGCCTTTTTCAAGGTGGCCTTTGACGGTTCTATTGCCGGCCCCGGCTACATCGGGGACATTACTATCGGCAACCCCGACCCGGCCAACATCTTCCCTGATCCTTCCGCCTATGATGTGGATGACTGCGAGTTCATCATATACGCCTTCCGCATGCACCGGCGAGCTGCCAGACGGCAATTCGGCAAGGTTATAGACGAGATCGGCAATGATGGTAATTACGGCGATACTGAGATTTACAACAGCGTCACTCGTGATATGTTCGATGACACTCTGCAGGTCATCGAGTACTGGTACAAGGACGATGAGGGTGACATAGCCTGTACGATCCAAGTTGGAGAAACAGAGGTAAAACATATACCAAAGTATTGGCAGGAGACCCGGCACAGCGGGAACAAGATATATCCATTCGTCAAATACTGCAAAATCCCCAATGCCAAATCATTCTGGGACCGGTCGGAGATAGATACCATCAAAGACCTGGTAGACGCATCTGACCGGGAATTCATGAACGCCATCTTAAATGATGCCATGATGAGCAATGACATAATCCTGGTGGAAGAAGATGCCTTAAAAGAGGGCTTTGAGCCCAGCACCATGCCGGGGGCAAAGTGGAGGGTAAACCCAAACAAAATCAACGCCGTGCGCAGGCTGGGCGGCGTAGCCTCCAACGCCAATGCGCTCAACATGATCAATTTTATCCATGATAAGATCGAAGAAACAAATGGCAACTTCGCAACCAAAGGAGCAGAGCCGCCATCACGGGTAAACACTGCCTCCGGCCTGGCCATGATCCGCGAGGACAGGGAGTCCCGGGCCGCACCCAAAAAGAAAGACAGGAACGGCGGCTTCAGACGGCTTTACGAGCTCATAGACTGGACTGCACTGGAGTTTTATAATCAAGACCGGGTTATTATGATACGCGGTAAAACCGAATCAGAACCGGACAGGGCTATGGTTGTCAATTCTGACCAGTTCAGAATCCCCATGAGCCAGCCGCAAAACCCATTGGACTTCCAGGTAGATCCGGGAATGCAGGCCGAGCAAAGAGCTCAGCAGTCCTATTTTCCGCGCATCGATTGCGAGATCAATGTCGGCCAGGGCATCGCCAAGAGTCCGGCGCTGACGCTGCAGGCCACGCAGGAGATTGCTAAATTGCCAATCAATCCGCAGAATGTGGGGCTGATATGTTCGATGGTGGAACAAATGGGACTGCCTGATGCGAAGGAGATTAAGGAGGAACTGCGGCAATCAGTGCAGCCCCAGCAGCAACCAGGCGCAGGGCAGATGCCACCGCCTGAACCAGCCCAGGAGGAAATGATTGACTTTCTGCAGCAATTACCCCAACCGGTCGCCCAGTCAATCGTTTCAACTGTGTCAGAGGAAGATATCCCTGCGGTTGTGGGGCATTTAATGATGCTGCCGCCGGAGCAACTACAGCAGGAGATTGCTGATATTATGGCCGGGTTAGGAGGTGGTCAGGCTGGCTAAGAAAGCCAAAGGCAAATCCCCTCCTTCGCCTAAAAAGGAGACTGTCGCGGCGTTTAAGGAAATGATGATGACGAAGCTGGTTAAAAAGGGAAAATAGCGGCACCGGGCATAATAGCCCGGTTTTTTATTGGCCGAATTGGCCTGACAACTCGGAAAGACGGGGAATAAGCCGACGGGCATTAAACGGTAAAGGAGAATATGGAGTTACTTAAAATCAACCTACAGTTATTCGCAGACGATGGCAACGGGGACCAGGAAGATCCCCCGGTTAAGACATTCACTCAGGATGAGGTTAACGCTATTATTGCGGAGCGGTTAAACCGCGAAGGAATTCATGATCAGAAGGAAATCGTCGAACTGCTCAAAGACTTTGGATACGATGGCACACCGGCAGAGATCAAAGTCGTCCTGCGTGAACAGGCCAAAGAATACAAAGCCCAACAGGAGCAGGTGTCGAAGCGGGCCGAGTTGGAGGAATTGCAAGAACAGGCCAGGCAAAACGGAACGTCACCGGAATTATTGGCGGAAATTAAAGCCTTAAAGGCCGAGATTGCAAACCTCAAAGAAAAAGACGAGGCCGCGAAAAGGAAGCATGAAGAAATAAGCGCAGCTGAACAGCGCTTTAATGCTGAGGTTAACGCATTCGTCGAGAAGTACCCGGATATTGATCATGACAAACTGGCCAAAAATGAGAAGTTCGTAAAATTTTATCATCGTTCGGACAAAAGCCTTACGCTGACTGAAGTTTACGAGGACTTTGTTGATCTGATCAGTGAAGCCGAAAAGATTGCTATTGAGAAGGTGAAATCCAATATTGACCGCACCACTTCAAGTGGCAAAAACAGAGGCCCGGGCGCAGACGGGGGCACTTATGGATTGTCCGCCCGGCAGATGGAACTGGCCGATGAATCCGGCATTCCGTATAAAAAATACGCTGCGCACATGGCCTTAATCAAAAAGTAAGGAGGACCCAAAGCGATGTTCGAATACGCATACGACCTTTCCGGGTGCACTTATCCGGTAATAAAAGAATTCCCTATTGCTGCTGACACCAATGTAAGCATGGGCGAAGTTGTGGCCTTATCCGCTGGACTTGTGGTTGAGGTTGATGCCGACCAGGATGATCCGGTTCTTGGGGTGGCGGCCGAGCACCACGACGGCTCAACCGCTGGCAGACAGAGTGGTACCGTAATTAAGGTGTACTGTTCGCCTACTGCCGTATTTAAGGTCAAGGCTCCAAGTGCTGTAGCTGATTCCGGTAGTGCCACCACCTTTGTGGACGCATCTTTCGGTACTGCCGCAGACGATCAGTTTAACGGCGGCTGCATGAAGCTGACCGCTAAAGGCACAGGTTCAACCTTGAGCCTTGCCATTGGGGCTGTGGTATCAATTACCGACTTTGCAACCAGTACCGGCACATTCACCGGTGGATTCACCGGGGGTACCACTGCAGGCGACACTTACACTTTATTCCCTCCCGTGGGCTCCTATGCCTGGGACCTGGATGCCGCTGCCACCAACCTTGACCTGAACACCACCGGCGGTGAGGCCGTCCAGATTGTGGGGAATGACACTGTCAACGACTGGATTTATTTCAAATTCAGGCTGCATCAATTCGGTTCATATCCCAAAGCCATGTAAAGCCTGAATAAATACGACAAGGAGGTACCACATCAATGTTAGATGTTTTGACATGGGCAGACGACATGTATCCCATCGTTCTGGAGCGCTTCCAGGACCGGCTGGACAAAAGAACCGACCTGCTCAAATCCGTTATCGGCTATAAATCATTAAAAAAGTCGAACCAATGGGCTGATGAGGGCATGGGCGGCTATGGCTATGTGCCCGACTATGACGGCACCCTGATTACCGAACTGAACCAGAAGCGCGGGTTTAAAACCGTGTACACCCCGAAGGAAAAGGCTGCCAAAGCAACTGTGCATTACAAATATGCCAAAGTTGACCAGTCTGGAGAAGCCAGCAAGGCGGGGAACAAGATGGCCGACTCATTGGCCATGACCCAGGTACGCGATTTTTATAATCTGTTTGCCCGCGGATGGGATCCAACTTATGTGGGCGCAGATAGCAAAACGTTGTTCGCATCTGATCATCCGATCAACAATGAGACGGGTGCAGACACATTCGGAAATGTAGGCACCAGCGCCTTCTCTATTGCGGCCATAACTACCAGTCAGACTGCCGCACAGAGATTCAAAACCTTTGACGGCTTAGATTTTGACTGCAACTTTGACCTGGTGCTGATTTCTCCGGAACTTGAGCCGAAGGCAAAAGAGTTTTTCGGCAAGGAAGCCAAGCTGATCCCTGAATCTGCTGAAAATGGCGCGAACCCGGTGTATGAGATGAAATACACCGTGATCAAGGGCTTTTCCGCCAAGCAGTGGGCCGTGGCCGACTCCTTGCTTCTTAAGGATTACGTCAAGATGGTAGAGATTACCTCTCCGATGGTAATCCCCAACAAGCCGGATAATCCTCTAATACAGGAATATATCGGTTACATGGACTATGTGCTGGGCTGGTCTGATGCCAGGTGCATTTACGGCCACAATCCTTCCTAATCTATCCCGAAGTAAAACGATGTAGAGGGGTTCAAGGTTATTGCCTTGGGCCTCTCTATGTTTTTGGAGGTGAAAAATTTGTCCGGATTAGATGGCAAAGGGACTTCAGTGCCCAACGGCGTGAACGTGCCTAAAGGCAAACTGTTTATTGACAGCGTGCCCGTGACTATGTCTGCTGCCGAAATTAACCGCGCCACCAAAAAAGTAACCGGAGCGCTGGCGGCGGTTGATACCGGCGGAGGAATTTTCTCCTGGCAGAACCCCGAATCTGGTGACATTCTTATCAAACATGTCGCCATGGTGGTAACCACAAAAACAACCGGTGCTTGCACGGTAGATGTTGGTGCGACCTCAGTAAATGCGACCACATCCAGCGACAACTTGATCGATGGCAAAGATATTAATGTTGCTGCCGGAACATTCACCAATATCGAAAGTGCTGGCACAAACGGTAAATTTGCCCAGAGACTTGCTTCTGGAAAGTGGGTTACGGCTTCAAAGGCATCTGGCGCCAGCGCCGGCCTTGTGGGGACATACGAAATCTATTACGAAGTGCTGTAAATTGAGAGGGGCCTTAATCGGCCCCTTTTTTGTTAGCGAGGTGACAAAATGGGCTATTTAGTTGATCAATGCGGAGATCCAATAAGCAATGATAATCCGTTGCCAGTCCAGCCATCTTCCAAAATAACCCCGACCCATACAGCCGCCACTGTCGGCACAACTTCCACCAACCCAGTGCTTGCCGCGAACACCAGCCGCAAGTATGCCTTGTTTGTCAACGACAGCGACAGTGTCATCTATCTCAAGATAGGCGCTGCGGCTGAAATGAATAAGGGTATTCGGCTCAATGCCGGGGGCGGCAGTTTCGAGATGAACGCCAACATCGGCAACCTGATGACCGGGGCGATTTACGCGATCAGTTCAGCCACAAACAAAAACCTGCTGATTTTAGAGGGGGTGTAACGATGAACTTATTCCATCGGATTAAAAGAAAAATTGACGCGTGGAAGATTAACACCGGAAGAGTCCCAAGGGGCCGGTCCGGTTGGCCAGGGAGTCATTACTCCGACCGGGAACTTGAAGACTGAGAGAGTTGATGTGAGCGAGATAAACCTGTCACTGATCATAAACCGGGCCTTTAAAGGCCTCAAAAACTTTCTCCATTAATTTAAAGGGGTGATCCATTTGTCCCAGACACAATTAATAAAATGCATCAACTGCGGCATTCCTTTGGCTACAGTAAACATCACAACCGGCGGAGTGAGGCTCATAACCACCAAGACGGTAGAAGGGCAGGAATTGACTGACGTGCAAAAGGATGCCGCCTTCAACATAAATGATGGCATGGCCATCGTCTGCGGATGCGGCACGGAGAACGGGGTGTTTTAGATGGCGACCACCGACAAGATTATAGATGCGTGTTTACTCGCGATCGGGGAGGATTTGACAAACCCGGTCGAGTATTCCCGGGCTGATGTGCTGGTCCTGATCAACCATCTCTACCAGCACGACATCGGCCGCCGGCTGCGTACCCTGGGCTCATATGTTTATGACGCTTCCGACACGGCCCATACCATCGCTGCAGGGGTCGGCACATTGCCGGCGGATTTCTTGCTGCCAGCGCAGGTATATGACGGGGACGCGCCGGGAGACAGACCGATCAAACAAATATTTGATATTGCGGACAAGGTAGAGGACGGCGCCGCAACCAGTCAGTATATGCTGGTGAGCCAGACAGAGTTTTGGATATTCGGGAAAAACCCGGCCAAAACCATCAAAATGTATTACTATGTCAAGCCTGCGGCCCTGGCCGATTCTGCATCCTCATCCCCGGCCGCATTGACCGAAACGTACCATATTGGGCCAAAGGGTATATTCGAAGCCGCAATAAAGGCTGAGTATGCAAAAAGACAAAATAACACCTATGACATGCTGGATATGCTGGCCCTGATCGAGGACCTGCTTAACGAAATCGAAACAGCCCATTCTTCGGGCAAGAAGGACGATTCCTTGGACACGATAAAAATGGTTTGGTAAGGAGGCTGCCAGCAGATGGCCCTTGACAATATATTAAAGCGGCGCGGCAGGCTTTCCGGCCGGCGCGGCCCGAATCCCACATTTGAACATGCTCAAATAATCGGCGAGAATTACGCCGATTCTGTTTTTTCTATGCCGGAAAACATGTCTCCTTATGGCAAGAACGCTGATCATGGCGCACCCATTGGCATAGTGGCTAAGAAGAGGCTGGGCCGGGAGGCCCTTTTTCCCACCCTCGGCCCCGGCGGCGTTAAGGGACTGCACACCTGGCAGCACTCAGTCGGAGATCAAATCCTGACAGCTCACGACAAGAATCTGTATCTGCTCGCGGGAGATGCCGGGGCTATTGCTAAATCAAGCCAAGGAGATTGGGAAGAGGGGACACTGACAGATGTTTCGGCGGCTTTGAGCGCAGGAGATATCGTCCTGAGCGGTAACTTTAGAGATGTTGTTACGGTTACAGCAGACTTTGATGGAACTCATGAAAACACCGTTGTAGCAAGCGATAAAGTAAATTTAGCTGACGCCACAACCGCCGTAGACCAAAGCAATCCGGCCGGCTCTGGCGGGTATCATTATTTTCATTCATCCTCATCCCGTCCTGGGCAGACGTTTAAGACGGGTGCCGACGTAATTTTCATATATGCAATATCAGTAGACCTTTCAACAACCACCAGTGAGGGTGCTGTTACCTTAACACTTTATAGCAATACCTCCCGTACCACCCAACTAGGTAGTGCAACGAAAAATATTACAAGCTCGGGACTTCATGTTTTTGCTTTTGCCGAGCCGGTCCCGGTGATGCCGGGAACTACTTACTTTTTTGAGCTAACTACATCTACTTTTGGCGGAAGATGCCATTATACGGATAATGACGTATACGGTGATGGCTCGGCTTATGTTTCGGCAGGGCCAGACTATACACCACAAGCGTTTGGTGATAATGGGGATCGGGACTTCAAGTTTATTACCCACGTCCCCGCCACGGGGATATATACTCACCCCGCCATTGATGTGAGCAGTTTATCGGCTCCATATGGACTCAGGTTAAACTATAACGCAACGACTCCCGTCGGTACCGGAGTTAAAATGCAGACCAGGGTATCAAGCAACAACGGAGATACTTGGAGCGCATGGGCAACCCGAGCTAACGGAGATGTTTTTATCGCTCCCGATACGGACAAAACCAATATGCTTGTGCAATGGCGCGCGGTTATGTTTAGCGGGGTGGACGGCGTAACCCCAAGCCTGGATGACGTGACTGTGCTATGCACTAACCCAAGTCATGGCAACTGGGTGTCGCCTGTCTATGACCTGGGCAATACCCCGAGCAGCAATACCCTGACATTTACCATGAACGCCCCGGAGAATACTTCCGTTACCGCCTACGCCAGGGGATCTTCCAACGGGACTGTATTCGGGGACTGGCTGGAAGTCCTCAATTCCGGCAACGCCATTCCCTTGCAGAGGTACGTTCAGGTGATGTTCGTCCTGGCCACTACGGATATTACCGCTACCCCTGCCGTAAGCGATTTTGTTATCAGTTATTCATCAAGCCACACCAAGGCCCATAAGTTGGACATAAGCCCCTTGGGGCGCGTTTCAAACCTACTGACAGGCAACCGGGTGCGGTTTTGTAATTATGAGGACTGGCTGATCATGGCCGATGGCTTGAGACCGTTTGTGGCCTATATCACCACGGCTACTCAGACCACCGGCACTGCACAGGCGACAGCGAGAGACTCTATAACCCTAGCCGCAGATGCAAGCGACATTGACGCATTCTACAACAATGCCTTTATGACAATTACAGGTGGCCCATATGCCGGAAAGTCCGCATTTATAAGGAGTTACGAGGGTTCCGCCAGGAAAGCTACTCTTGACGTCCCCATATTCGGCAGCGGCTACACCTTCACCCGGTCTTCCGTGGCCTATTTACAAGACGGGACCGAAGTACCCATCGGTGCACCCCGGTTTGAAAATGCGAAGTTCGGCAAGGGAATCCTGATCGAGGAGGCCACCGCCAACCTGCTCACCGCTAATCAGAGCAGCGTTGAGACGGATACGACAGGGTTATCATCATACTCAAGTGCTACAATTACTCGCGATACAGCAGAGCCTTGGCAGGGTGAGGCCTGCTTAAAAGTTGTAACTCCCGGCTCAATTGCCGGGGAAGGTATGTTTGCAGATAAAACAGGTTTAACTTTAGCAGTCGATGAAGGATATACAGCAAGTGCTTATGTTAAGGGCAGCGGAATTGTAAGGATATACCTGGCTGAATTGAGGGGTGGCACACCGCAAACAGTATCATCTGCAAACGTAGAATTGACGTCAACCTGGCAGCGCATCCACGTGCCTATTACGATCGCAGATGCGACTAATACCTCGCTGAGAATAATGGTAAGGACGCCCACAGCACAGTCCATCACTTTCTATGTCGATGGTCTACAGATTGAGAAAAAAGCCTATGCGACATCTTGGCAGATTGGCGGAACGCCACGCTCCGCCGAAGTCTTAACCATCCCCACGGCAGGGGCATTTCAAAAAGGAAACTGGACGGTTGAATTCACTTGGGAGCCAACGTCACTTATTAGTCCGTCAACTTACAAATGGTTGTGGGGTTGTGTAATAGACACCTCTAATCGATATGATCTCTATTCGGATGGCAACACAGGCAAGATTGTTTTGCGTGTGCGCTCGGGTGGTACTTCATACTACGTTAATAGTCCTTCAGTGGCCAATATTCTTGGAGAAAAGTACACCGTTGCAATTATGGGCGACGGTTCAATTCTTACGCTATGCGTTAATGGTGAAGGCGCCAGCACTTCCTATGTGGAGCCCATAGGAGATTTGCCTGCAAACATGTACGTAGGGCCTGTGGATGCTGTATCCCAGGCCAATGGCATCTACGATGACCTGCGCATTTCCAATCGGGCGCGGACACTGGAGGAGCACCAGAAATACTATCAGTCCGGACAACCCCATGTGTGGGACGATGCGACCACCTGGCTGTCACAGTTCGAGGATCCGGCGGACACGACCTATTCTATCGGTTCTGCCCTGAAAGTGCGCAACCTGGGCATTGACCCGCCCACGGTTGCCCCTTCCGGGGCAGCGGACGCAGCGGCAGGCACACCGAGCGGAGCATATACCCTCAAGGTGACCTATGTAAACCAGGACGACGTGGAATCAAACCCCTCAGAAGCTTCTGAGACCGTCTCTGTGGCGAACAAAAAGATCGCATGGACGATTCCGGTTGATTCGAGTACGGGCCATACCACGGTCAAACGCAGGCTGTACCGCACCGCTGCAGGCGCGTCAGTCTATAAATTCCTGGCTGAGATTGCTGACAATACCACGACGGCATATCTGGACAATATTGCCGATGGTTCCCTGGGAAGCTTGATGGCGGATAACAACAATATTCCCCCGGCAGCTTGCACGCTGGTGCATGAGCATACCAGCTATGTATTTTATGTTGACGGTTACGACATTTGGTACAGCAAGGCCGGCAGCCCTGACCAGGTACCGAACATAGTTGGCGATCAGCAATACATGGTCTTCCCGGACGAGGTATTGAGCATTTCATCAAACACCATAGCTCTTATGATTTCCGGAGAGAACTTTGACTGCGCCATCACCAGCAACAGCGGATTCATCTTCGATTCTGACCCAACCATCGATACCACCACCATGAAGGTAATTGAAAAGAACGGCGGGCTATCCCAGGAAGCCACCTGCTCTCTGCTATCCCCGAGATTGGGATCTACTCTGGTTCGCAACACCAAGACGGGCATAAGGGCGACGAGGCCAGGCCTGCAGGACAACTCGGTTGAGACTGAGCCTGAATCTCGGGATATTCAATACTATTACGAGCGCAGTATTAACCGTGATCAGGCGGCGGCGGTTTTCTATAACAACTACTATATCTACTCGATGGAATACCAGCCGGACGGCGGCGCGGACTCTGAGCGCGTTACCTTTGCCCTGGATGTGCGGACCGAAAAATGGTACGGCCCCTGGTCGTTCGGGATGTCCTGCTATGCGATTGTGGACAATGCCCTTTATGCCGGGGATGCGGAGACTGGCATTGTATACCGGATGTTTTCGGGTTCGAGCGATGCCGGGAATCCCATTGAAATGGTTTTGGACTTGCCTGTCAGAAGCCCGGCCGGGGAAGCCGGTTGGTGCAAGTTCCATCGTATCATGGCAATTGTTTCGGCGGACAGCGACACGACCGATACCCGGCTAAAAGTGAAGGTGGACTCCCGGGAGGCGGCCATTGCCCTGGGCAAACTGACCGATACATTCCCCGGGGACTCCAGGCCGGGCCACAACTTCCTGGCCAGCAAGAAGCACCGTATCCCTCTTCCGCAAGGACGGTCAATCAGCGTCAGGATTGAGGACGATTCCAGCAATCCGGTGGAGATCGAGAAGGTTATTGTGGAGTATGAAGTTTTGAATATCAACAGATAAGGAGGATGCTGATATGGCGACAATGCCACCTGGACTAACCGGTTATGCGGCGGAATACTGGAAGAATCTGCAGACCTATGGTAACGGGGGGGCGCGGGATTCTATCCAGAAAGTAACTAATATGACCTATGGCAATACAGGCATAACGGGGGACGAGGTAAAAAACATTTACGCAGCCGGCGGGCTTACCGCTCCCCAAATACAGACTGATTCGCAAGGATATTATGTTAACCCCAATTCCAACCCATATAGTTCTTTGTATACCCCGGTTGGAAACACTGCCCCAAACCAGCCGGAAACTTATAAGCCGGGTGATCTCCCGGAGGGCATGAGCTATGCAGAGGCATTGAAGCGGGCACAAAAAAGCCTGAATCCTCAGTACGATACGGCCCGCGGCAGATTAGAGCAACAGTATTCGCAACTGAGGGAACAGAATCCGCAGATTATGGCGGCCCGTTACGGCGGCCTTTCCGGCATTCGCGGGGGCAGGTTGAAGTCTGCGCAGGCCACGACCACGCAAAGGGAAGCGCAATCCATAGACGAGAACGAACGCTCTCGCATTACCGCCGTGGAGCAGCTTGCCCAGGGACTGCAGAACGAGGATTACCAACGGCAAATGCAGGCGTACCAACTGGCGGAGCAATTGAAACAGGCGCAGTATAACGCCGTTTACCAGCAATACCGGGATGCGCTGGCCCAACAGGAAAGCGATAAGAGCAGGAATCAAAACCTGATTCTAACTATGCTGAATCAGGATTACCAAAAGGAACAGGATTCGTATGCCCGACAGTACCAGGAGGCCAGGGACAAGATTTCTGACACTCGGTATGATACGGAGTGGTCGGCTAGCCCGCAGTCGCAGAACTGGTACCTGGACTTGTATAAACAAGGCTTGCAGGCTGACATTCAAAACACCCTACGCTCTGCTAATGCTCCGTATGGTGGAGGCGGCGGCCTGACCGCATCGGATATAAAAGCTGCAAACCAAGCATTCCAAGCAAAAGAAGTGGCGGAGCAGGTATATGGTGGCGCAGATCCCAAGAATATTGAAGCTCAGCTGTTGTCGCCCGGGGTATACTCCAACCTTTCCCAAAATGGCGTAGATGTTTATAAGTTGATAGACCATGCCTATATAGTTAAATATGGGCTTACCAAGTCACAATATAACGCTCAGATGGCAGATGAGTATTAAAGGAGGAGGGGGCCATGGCTAAATTACTCACTCAACCATACACACAAATGTATAATGATTGGGAGCAAGAACGCAAGAATAACATTCCTATCGCCCCCTCCGGCACAACCAATGCGGGTTTTCGGCAACTGGAAGCGTCTCCTGATCAGCAGTATGCGCCTAAGCAACCGGGTGCAGTTAAGCGTTCGTTAGGTTCTTTCGGCCTGGGCTTGCTTGAAGGAACGGAGAAACTCAGAAGCAAGTACGACGCAGCCAAGGGGCTAGAAGAGCGATTACAGAAAAATAACCCCGCCATTAAGCCCCTTTTGTCTGGTTATGCGCCGCTGATTACCCCGGAACAATCAAGCCAATATGAACAGAAGTTGGGCTTAAAGGGTACGCTGGGTGAATCCGTCTGGCGCGGCATTGGCGCGGAAACTCCCTCCATAGCCATGTCTTACGGCGGAACCGGGGCGGTCACAAAAGGCATTCCGGCCTTGCAAAAGCTTTTAACCGGGGCTGGGAAATGGACCGAAACGGGACGGCGCGGCGTTGCAGCGGGGGCTATATATACGCCGATTGCCAAAGAAGACGCTACTCCCAAAGACTACCTGGAGAACATGGCATTATTCGGCGTGGGCGATGTGGCAACCATGGGATTGGTTCATGGTGCAGGAAAAGCCTTTAAGGCGGCAAAAGGCAAGCTAGGCATGCAGGCGCAGATTCCACCTGTTTTTGATGATATGGCGGAACCGGTGCTTGATGCGCCGCAGGCCCCACCGATGCTTGCCTTGCCGGAGGGCGCGAACTGGAGAACCCCAACTCCTTACGAAACCTTCAGGGCATTGCAGGGAACCGGGCCAAAGGCATTGCCCGCCGGAGAGCAACCGCTGGCATTGCCTGCGGGCATAAACTGGGAACTTGGGAAGCCTCCTGCGCCCAAAACCTTCACCGGGCTGATAGACGAGCTACAGCCGGAGATGTCCGCATATGTTACGCCGCCTAAAGAACGCAGCCGAAATCTAATTGACTACATCCATGAAGGTCTGGGCGGGCAGATCAGCAAGAACGAGATTCGGCGCATGAACTATCAGGAACTGTCCAGCCTGGCGGATGACATTGCAAAGGAGCGACAGGCGGATTTGTACAATACGGCTCGCGAGTTGGCTTCCAAGAAGGGGCATGATCTTGACCACTTGTTCCGCATGGAAACTGATTCTGCTTATGCTGCCGAACGTGCCCGATGGGCGGATGTGGCCGGGGTAGACCGGGTCAACATGAAACGCAGCGCCCAGCCACCCGAAATCCAGGCGCTGAACGAAGGTATCCAGAAGAAAATCGGGCCTTTTGCGCTGGGCAAGGTGGAACACGCTCCGGAGGCTCTCAAAGACCCCGTAATGGCAGCGGCCAACAAGATGGCCCAGGCGTTGACTGGTAAAGATATTATATTTTTTAAGGGACGCCTCAACATCCATGGTGTTTCTGATGGTGAGCGGGTGTTTGTTAACGCGAGCAGCAAGCAGCCGCACCTTTACCTCGCAAGCCATGAAATTGCGCATAACATTGAAGGCAACAGCCCCGAGACGTTTGAAAGGCTGTATCAGATTGTTAAAGATCACGTTTCCGATGTTCCGGGAATCAGGGCGCATTACGAAAAACTCGGTTATACGATAGACAATCTTCCGCGAGAGTTGACCGCCGACGCCATGGCCGAAAGCATGCTGGAACCTTCGTTCTGGGGCAGGGTTCGCGCCCAGGCACCGGAACTGCTTAAACCTATACTGGACACCCTGGATAGGATTATTGCGACGTTTAAGCAGAAGGTCGGCAAGGACATGACCATCATGCCGTATCTCCGGGACATTGAAGCTATGCGGGGCAAGTTGGCCGACGAGTACCGGGTCTATCTGGTGTCAACGAAGGGCGGGAAGCTGCCGGGGATGGGCGAGGTTGCGGCAAAGCGTCAACTATCCTTCAAACAGGAATCCCCGCCGTCTACCCCGCTGGGGGATATCAAAAATATGATCAGCGTCGGAGCGCAAAAACTGTCCACCAAAGGCATTACCGCGCAACGCTGGGCAGACGAAATGACGAAGGAGTTCGGCGAGACCCACAAGTCCATGCTGGAAAAGAACCTGGGTTACATCTGGCACCGGGCACAGGAGCTTAGAACGAATGGAAGCGCTGTCATCAAGTACAAGGGACAGGAAATACCGGTGTCCATTGACCAGGCTAAA